TGGGAATGACAAGACCCCAAAACGATGTCATTAAAAATTGGCGAACCGCCAACTTCACGTGATAACGTCTTGGCGGCGTAGTTTTTATAGCCCTTGCCCTGGGCTGTATTTTATTGTCTTACCCGACAGTGCGCTATTAGAAAGGGAAATCCTCTTCGGATACAAAACCCTTCCTCTCACGCTGTTTCCTCGCACACACACTCACACTTATCTTCTCACTCTCCCCTCACAATGTCCTCGAGCTTCACTCCGGGAACCCGGCGGAAGCGGACTCCCTCGAAATCGTCTCCACCTTCGAAGTAGTAGTCAATCCAAACTGGGACAATGCTATCCGGGCGACTCACTCCAACCAAGACGCGGAGGTAAGCCGGCGTGAAGGAGGAAGTGTTGGAAGCCTGCATTCCTACGTCTGGAAAAGGATCGGCTCTTCTCGCGTGAAAGAAGGGACGCGGGTCTTCGTCTGGAAGGTTGATGACAACCGGTTCGTTCTCTGGAAGAGCGATCACAACGCCCCCGTACATTCCCGGTGACGCATTGTACCCGTACACATTATTCACCGCGATCGCAGATTCTTGGACGGGAAAAGTTCGAAGTTCCTCTCCCGAGCATGAAGAAACGGCAACCCTTGGAAGGGAGCCACCTCTGGCGACTAGAGTGATTCTCGTGGAACCTTTCAAACCCACGAAGAGGCTCCCAAAATAACCGCCCCACGTCCAGGGGGGGCTAGATACAGCAGCATTCGGGAGATGATTCTCATGCTTCGGACCCTTGAGTGATAGGGGGGGGAGGGGGATTGGGCGGATGAAAAACAGATTGCTGCCTTCTTCCGTCGGAAAGCGCGAGATCCTCACCTGACCTCCCCAGGAGCGGGCGCGGAGCATGCAAGCGATGTTGCTAGCAGCAGAGACCGTCGAGGGGACCGCTGTTCCAGAGAGAAGAGATGTAGTCTCGAGTGGAGCAGCAGCTTGATCCACGACGTTTTCCTCGCCCTGGAGGCGATACGCTTCTCCATACGGTCGGAACCTCCCTTCTCCACGACGCGTCATGTGTCGCGGAAGGGTGAACTTAACGTCCTCGCACGCTCGAGACAAGATGAGAACACTTAAGGAAGCTCCGGGTCGCGGACACGTCATCTCACTAGTCAAATAGAGGACAAGGAAACCATTCGCACCACGAGGCTCCACCTGAGCACCGGAGCGATATATGAGACACTCCCGAGTGGGGGCGTTGGCGCTCATCCCGACACGGACTTTCTTGGCGCTAGTTCCCGAAAGAGAGACAGCAGTCCCTTCAAGCCAATTGGTGGGGTCGTCGTCGAAATCGACAATCTCGTCCGGTGTCCAGAAGATCTGAAGACCACCGTGGACGCTTTCATGAGAGGGAATGTAAATCATGAACTCAATTGAACCCCGCCAGAATGTGTAAGGAAGCCCGACGTACCCGGCAGGAGTATGGTAGTCTCTTCCTCGGTCAGTGTAAGGGAGGAACGGGCTAACTGGAATGGAGCAAACATGCCCTAAAGGAGTATTGGTCCCTATAGTCACGCGACGGACAACCGTCCATCGCGCGTAAAGGGAGCCGAGCTCACCATCGGAGAAGGTTGCAGTAACCGGCGGTGTCTGCGAAAGGAAGATGGCGCTCGCTTTCGCTCGGATCCCAGACAGAAGGGAGCCTGCCGCAGCGGCGAGAACGCTAGCTCCGTATTCCACTTGCTGCTTCGGTGACGTGGCCGGAGTGGGGCGCTGCGGGTTCGGGCGTGGAGGAACAGAGTCAGGAAGGAGATTCTGAATACTAGATGACAAGGAAGGTCCTGCACTCGGCGTCAAGTTGACTGGAAACTCCGGGTTGCTCTGCATGGTCCGACCCTCCAACACGAAGCCCGGAACCATTCTCATATAGATCGAGACCGACCCGCTGGCACCGGGAGCGGCGGTGGAAGCAATCGGGGCAAGAGGCCACATGATTAGTCTCCAGGTTGGAAGGGAGTCGCCAGGATCGAGACTAACCGAACTGCTCGGGGAGAAGAGAGGAAGATGTAGTTCAACCGTGTTCTGAGCGGCGCAGTTGATAACTCCGTAGACGTCTTGCATAGACGTCGCGAAAGAATCGCAATCGGGTCCATCAACAATGTCGTCAGCAAGAACACCGGAAAGACCCCCCTCACAGACAGCCTGCAAATTGTAGGCTCCGTAGCAGCCCCCGGGCGCTGTAACCAAGGCTGTAAGGACGAAGTCCCCATAAAGCCATTTATATCCTTTGGCCCGTGCTTGGACTAACGGATTCTGAAGCCACGCTTTGACTGGGTTAAAGTCATGTATGATTCGGTCTCCGGGAGAGTCGGTCGAGCTCAAGGTAGCTCGCGCAAGAAAGACATCGCGGAGAAAAATGTCTCCTCCAGGCGTCGGGGGCGGGAGGGTTCCAGCAGAAGGGGTATGGGCCTCGACCATGGTAACGTCCGAAAACTCCAAACCGATCGAGGACGTGAAGGTCTTTTGTTTAAGTGAAGACGGGGCAATGCCCGCCATAAGATTTTTCTTGGTTTCACTCATGTTAAAAGAAGTTGAGTTTGTTCGTCCACTAATGGACTCCAGACACAGAGCTCTCCAGCTCTGTACCTGGACACATATCCGGCGAATGTGTCAATACGCAAATTTCGTCCACCCAACTCATGAGCAGCCGCTAATCTCTCGCACAAGCCAAGCATGACTGAGAAGAACTCTTCGCCCCACATCCAGGCCTCGGAAAGGACCGTAGAAACGATCACGCACAAATGGTCGTGGGTGGAGAGGCCGGTCTTACGTCTGTACGAGAGCATCCGGACCAGAGTCTTCTTTTCAATTGGGCAGACGATCATCCCTTCGAGGCGCCTAAAGACGCGTTTGAGGAACGTCGCTTCTGCGAACTTTTCGAATTCAGTCAACTCGCGCCCTTTAACCGAAGAAGTCCTTTTTGCTCCGATTTCAAGGAGTGCAGCAGCCACAGTGATCTGATTGTACCACCAAAGCGCCCTTCGCACACAACCAATGTTGTCGTCACCCAAAACGAGCATCTTAACGTTGTCACGGAAAACCCCGACCTTCCCAGGAGCCAGTGCGTAATACGCATATCTAGCTTGGAGGGAATTCCTGATACAATTGAGAAAGAGTGTGATCCAATAACCCGACGGAAGTCCATGGTTGGTCATCCAAAAATCTCCTTTGTTGATGTGGGTGACGTGCATAGCACTCATCAATAGGCCCCATAAACGTCGCAGCTCTAAAATTGTGTACCCGAGCAGTCTTCCGAGATCGTGAACGACCTCCGACGCGGCGTAGAGCTCGCGAGTGCTAGCGGCGACGTCGAAGTCAGTTACATCGGAAGCGAGGACTAACTCAAAAACCGTAAGAAAACTATGCATCATCGTCGCATCTTTCTCACACGCGATATTCAAACCGACGGCGTGCTCAAAGAAAAGGGGATGCTCTCGATAAAAGCAAGCGATCGGTCCGATGTATTTTTTCAGCAAGACGTTGAATGCAAACGGCATGATGTTGAAAACCCGAACTTTGTGGGCGCGATTTTTAAGAATGGTCGTGACTTCGTCCTTCAAACAATGGATCGCTGGGGGGGAGTAGACATCCCCAGCGTCGATCACTTCGAGAATCCGGTCCATTCCTCGCCGAAGCTCAGGATCGATGACAACTGTTGGAGGGTCAGTGTTCTCATTGACAAAAACGCAAATCTTCTTCGGACCGAAGAAAGGCGGGCCAGCACTGGTGGTGAGGTCGAAGCCACCGCAAGTGGAGCCAGGAACACCTTTGACAGCCGCCCAGTCGGACAAGGGGACGATCCCGGAACTCCCCGGTAGTTTTTCAACGTCTGTAAGGTAATCCGCTTTGGCTAGATCCCATAAGTCGGACCTCCCACCAATGTTTCGGTAAGCCTCCATGGATCTTGTATGCGGGTCGTTCCAGCGAAACCCGGTTCCACCGAGATAGCTGCTTATTCCCATGGACCCATGAAAGTTGGGTGGGGCGAAGTCGTCTTCTTTCCCAAGGGCCGCAAGTTTGAGCTCCTTGAGAACTGGATCGGAGAAACCCGTCGGGACTATTCTAGATCCCATGGTGTTCCCGAGCTTCTGCTTCCCAGTGTAAGTTCCAAGTAAATAGAAGGCTAGTGGAGCGGAGTTCATGGAAACGCGCAAAGAACTACGAACTGGGAGACCCTGTAGGGTGAAACCGTCACTCCCGGGTTCTATCATCTCGGGGTCGAGAACGACCTCCATTGAGGAACCCCGTTGGTCTCTCGCCGCCTGTATAGGGACCCTAAGCTCGTCGAGACTAAGGCTCTCGGCTCTTGAACTCTTAAACACCGTTCCGAACTGCTCTCGGACACGTGATACCCCGTGGATTCCGACAAGGAAGAATCTATCTCCAAAGCGAGCAATCAGAGGAGTTCCGCAATCACCGTTATTGAGGACATTCTGATGCTCCCAGGAGTAGTTGGCTTCCGCGCCAGTTTTAGCATAGCCCGGAACCCCCTGCATCCGCCCTTCGATAACAACAAGAGCATCGCGCGTCACCAGGAAAGACTGGTCCGGGCGATTCCCTTGCCTCGCTAGGCAAGTTGGGGGGAGCTCTTCGAGCAAGTCCCATTTGGTCTTAAGGACGATGGCTTCAGGAAGCCACGTGACAACGATATCTCTTCCTTCGATAAGAGTGGTTTTGCGAGGGTCTAGGATGATATGGACCCACGCTGTCCCCACTTCAAGGTCGAGGGTCGCGCCGCTCGGGAGTTCAACAACTGGGCGAACATCCTTCGCTTCGACAGACCCGGATGGAAAGAGGGCATGTTTGTTAAAGAGGAAAGCTCCACCTCCTAAGGCAACCCCAAAGGATAGGCCATAGGCGCCGCGAATCGGGTATATCCGCTTCCGGACAATAGCTCCGAATTCCTCAAGCGTGTAGGTTTTCTTCGGGACGCGAGAGTACTCCCTCTCAAAAAGGGTGGGAGCCAAGGTCACCCACGGATCTCGCCGCTTTGGCAACCCGGTCGGGAGCGAAGCGGACAAGCCCTGTTGCATGAGCTTCTCTCTTTCTTTAGTGAGGTACCTCCTCGCAAGCGGAAGCCCAATCAAAAGAGTGGAGAGAGCAACAGCGATAGCTTTGTAGTGGTCCATAGCGAAAGTCATCACTTTTTGAACGCTGTCTCCGTGCGTGAGCTTATAGACCGTCTTCCGGACCCAAATGGGACCGTAATGCCAAGCCAGGATGGGATAGCCAACATGGTCCGTGACTTGGCGAAGAACCCATAGCTCAGCAACCTCCCTGAAATCAGGGGGGAGGTTCTGTGCCCAATGAAGAGCACGGTCTACATGTCTAGCAATCCAAGAACCCACGTACCAAGCAGTAAAAATCATCGCCCCCGTCCGAAACAAAAGATCAAGGTCGGAGACCGACAAACTTTGGAGCTTAAAAGTCTCCACAATGCACGCTCGACCGTTCGAGTGTTTGTCTAACGCTTGGAGACAATGTTGGCACACTCCTGAGTCCTGGGGCTGGGGGGTTCTCCGTGTCGCGTTGTAGGCCACTTCGCGATCGTAGTGATTCTTGAAAGCGAGAGACATGGCCGCCAGGAAGGAGCACTCATCCGTGTATGTGCGTGGTTCCCCATACGGGAGTTCGTACCGGTCGGTTGAAGTAAACGTCGGATCATAAACCCTGACGATAAAGTACCACGGGTTCGGTCGTAGACTACCGTTGAGATAAGCTCTCTCACGGTGGAGGCCCCCGGCGGCGTCAGCAAATTCCTCTTTGACGCGCATTTCTACTCTTACGGGGAATCGCCTGTGAAACTGAATCGGGCACTCAGAAACCTCTTTGAGTTTTGCGTCGGCAAAGTTCGTTGCGTAGTAGACTGCCAGGAAATTCGCAAAGAACTTTCCTTTTTCGCTAATGTCTGCTCTCTCCATAGAGAAGGGGGCTGAGTTCACGAATTTGTTGACGATCTCAGCGTGATTCGGAACGCCAGCCGTCGGGCGAGCCATAGATTGATCAATGTCGTCAAGAAGTGCCCCCCATTGGTCGTTGTGGAACGTATCATGGAAGTTGCTCCCAGGATCCATTCGGTACATCGTGGTTTCGTCCCCCTTGAAGCCCAAGTGTTCACCGATAACAGCGTGAAGCTTGGCACAGAGGCTCGTTTTCCCAACGCCGGGGGCCCCGTGAATGAACAAACCCCATGGAACAAGACGGTAAGAGGAGTTAGCACTAGTGGCGACAAGGGCGCGTTCCTCATTCCGGAGCTCAGCAACTTTGTGTTTAATGGCAAGAAGGATGAAGCGGTCACCAGCGTAGCGCGCAGACAAATGGTCGGCGGCCTTCAAAGCCTCGCGGGCCATCGCGACTCTTTCATCGACATCAAGGGTTTTCACAAACTGTGGAGGAAGAAGCCCCAGGGAGCGGCTGGTTTTAAACACGGCCGCCATCGAAGGTCTTCCTGGGTCGAAGCGAATCGTCTCATCGTTGATAAGAGTGTCGACCCACGCCGTCCACTTTCCGGCGGTCAAGTCATCCTTGAAGAGTTCCGTCCAATCTCTCTTCGTAATGGCGGTGTGGAGGCGTTCAACGAAGATGGTTATGAAGCGAACACATCGCTCCACAAACGATTCCAGCGAGGAGGTCCCCGGGACAGCGCTATTTTTGAGGAGCTGGGAAAGTTCTCGCATGTGGGTGCGGACTAGATAGGGGGACCCCATGATTCCGCTAGAAGCAAAAACGCCTATAACGGAAAAAGCTGAAACAACCTCCCATAGCGCTGAACCCAATTCGGTAGAGAGAAAACCCAAACACTGAGGCCCGAAGAGCGCTGCTTTGAGGCGCGCGAAAGCAGATTCCTCACTCTGTGGAATATCGCTCCCGCTCTGGAGGGCGAACCATTCAGTCTCAACTGTGGAGCAAGCTCTACGAAACCGTGCTATGGCAGAGGCAACTATCGGGAGACAATGTGACATCTTCTCGGGGATCTCAGGAACACTGAGGACAACAAGAGCAATCCAGGAACGCATTGTGCGAATCTCGCTCCCGATAACTAGGAAGGAAATGATCTTAATGATCGTCGGGAAAGAAGCGGCAAACCCCGACTCTTCGAGGGCCATGAGAATTTCAGTCCCGGTGGACAACGCGGGGTCCACGTCGCTCAATCCCTGATGTGAGAAAGTTTCCACTACCGGAGAAACGATGGGGCTATACAGAATAAGGTCAAGAGGGTTCAACATCCAATTCCGCCCCGACTCGTGCCCGTACATAACCGGAGGAGAAGGACGTAGTCTTCCATCTGGGCCAAAGCGCCACCTGTTCGTTGGGGAGATGTGCGCGAAGACGGATCTCCCTCTCGAACGCCAGTTCTTCTCAATCCCTTCATTCAGGACTCGGAGGACAACGGCGTACTCAGGTAAAGTGAGGCCCACGTGGTCAGTAAGTAGGGCTGTGAGCAATTGCGCCCACTTCTTGTCTTCTTCGTTCATAAAGAAATCATGGAGACGCATGAAAAGATCTAAGGGAGTAGAATGGACCCCGAGCTGTGTCTTGATCATGCGACCAGGCGGCATGAAGTCGAGGAGACGGAGGTCCTCTGGAGGGCCAGCGTCATGGCGCAGATTCACCACAAAGACGTTCGCGTGGGAAAGAAGGTAACGCCGTGCCTTGGGGTGCATAGGTTTCCCACCCGTCGTGAGGGAAAGAAGGTGGTAAGCGTGTGTTACAATAAGGACATATTTTCCCTTCCCTTGGCGCTGAACGTAATCTCGACCGAGCGTGATGCGATAGGCGATCATCTTCGAGGTCCCACGTGGTGGGGGCCAGTGTATAGCGGGAGTAAAGCGAATGATAGAACCATGGCCAGTCCTATCGATATTGACTCGACCGCGGTCGACGTGGTGACGCGCGGCGGAGACGTGGATAAGCTCCCACTGTGAGAATTCGTGGTCAGGCAGTTCTTTTTCGACAACTGCAAAACCAGCTCGCTGAGCATACGAAACCCCCGCTGAGACCTTGCTAGAATCGCTGATGAGCACGCGTTTGATTGAAGCAGCAGGAGGAAAACCAGGGTCCTTCGCAGAACTTTGGATCCGCTTAGCAACCCGTTCGACAAGGGAGGCCGCGTGGACATTCCGAGACGAGCGCGTCTCGGTAACTACTGTGGTCCAATCCGTTCCCTCCTCTTGCAAGTTAGCAACCTCAGGAGGATTGGCGTACAGTTCGATCACTTCCTTGGTGGAGAGGGCCCCTTGCCGGGTCGTTTTCTGGATAATCTCATCCGTGGAGACCCAGACACGCCCCACTCTAGGAGCAAAACGTTTCCGGATCTCAATCGTGACTTGGTAACGATCGAGGCGCGATGCCTGGTGCATCCACGCCAGGACCGCAAGGGATTCGAGGACGAAAGAATTGAACTGGTGTGCTTCCATGGCATCCGCATCGTCAGCGGTGACAGCGAGCTGGACGTCTCGTCCGGAGAGCCAAGCCCTACTGGCGAGGCCGCGGGTTTCAACTTCTTTTTTGACGCGAAGAAAGTCTCGGTCGCTAAGAGTGACTTTCGACCAAACGTAGGCCTGCTCGAGAAGCGACTCCGCTTTGAGGACTCTAGTGGAGAGTTCGTTGATGATCAAAGGTTCAGGACGTGAGATAAATGTCTCCACAGTCCCGTCTCCCATCTGAAAGGAAAGGGGCTCGTATTGGTACCCCGTGGCTAGTGACGCCGCTGTGATAGGAGCGGGATCTTTCTTGGGGGCAAAAGTGGCGAGAGCCCCTTTCCACCTGAAGCCTCTCTGAGGGCGCTCCTCACGAGCGACGCTCACGTTGGGGACCTGGTGGAGGCCCCACTTCATAATTTTCTCGTCGTCGGCGAGATCTCGTCTATAGATCGGAACTCCAATGTCTTCATCTAAGCGAACAGAGGACTCCTTCTTTGATAAACCGGTAAGTTCTGACGCAGCTTGTGCGCCTTTATTTCTAGAACTAGTTGTTTTCATTGAGTTATAGCGTCTTTCTCCAAAGGAGACAGGCGACAGCCTGTTACGACCATGTGTGGGGTCGCGAGATAGGGGGGGACGCCATTTGATAAGGCGTGAGTATGTGGATCCTAGGGGGATCCAAGCGAAACAGAGGCATCAACGTTCGCCCAGTCCACGCCTAAGGACCAACCCTCCCAGTAAGCGGTGAAAAGGTTGAAAGATGCGTGGAGGAGAAAACCAAACTCTAGAGGAAGTATCCCTGAAGCGAGATGCATCAGCGCGGTTGGAAGGTAGGCTAAAGCATCCCATCCATCGACTGCGTAAAAGAGGGCACGCGTCGTTTCGTAAGCAACGATGAAAAGCAAGGTCCAGGGCTGCCAGCGACGCTTAAAGAATTCTTCAATCGCTGGGGCGAGGAAGACGACATAGAACAATCGACGCCACCACAAAGTGGTTAGGAGGCTCGAATTAGGGCCGTGAAAGTAAAGCTTCGATGCAGCTTGTGCATCATAAAATTGAAAGCTTTGTGATTCCATATAGAAGGGTACCCGGGAGACCCGGGGGTGGCCACGCTCGAAAGCGTGACCAGAAATGGTGTTAAAGTACACCATGAGAAACTCCCGCTTGCGCGGAAAAGCGATTGGCTTTTGGACGCCCCGTTTTTGAAAACGGAGCAAAAATGAGAAATGTTTCTAGTACATTTCTCGAAACTAGATCGAGGGAGACGACTCTCCAACTAAGTAACCCTATTGGCCAGATACTGGCCCAACTGTGCTGCCTGTGCAGCTACAGTAGAAAAGAGGAAGGGTATAAAAC